TTACCAAATGCGCTAGTTCTTAGCGGAGCGTTGATCTGGTTGTTTGGCAACGGTGCTTTGATGGTATGGATTGCTTGCAACTTTAGCAAGTAGCACACTCCACAGAGAGTTAAAGCATGATTGACGAGATTGTCCCTCTGCGCCGTACAGTAGAAGACGGCGTAGAGTATTTTGAAATAAACGAATATCTGTAATACCAGCCCCGCCCCGTGCGGGGCTTTTTTATTGGAACAAACTAAGGAGTAGATGTGGCACTTGACGGTTTTCGACATATAGCCGAACGGCCAACTGATCCGATTGGCCAGCCCAATTCAGCTGGCAGTACCTTCGTAAACACATCTAATTCTTATGACTGCGCTATTGCCGGATTGCCGTTCTTCTTCGGCGTAAACGACAAGGCTCCATACAAGCGTGAAACTGCACAGTATCGTAAGCAACAGATCGATCAGCAGAAAGAACCAGGCGAGCAGACCCTTACAGGTTGGTGGCTACGCTCACAGTCCAGCTTCCACTATGGCGCTGGTATTCGCTACGAAGAGCCAGTAGAAGGCGACTCAGTAAGCCTACGCTTTAACAAGTCTGCTGGTGTGGATGTATTTAACATCGGTCGCGTTGACCTGCTTCCAGATGTAGACCAGCTTTACTCAACCAGCGGCACAAACATTATGTTTGAAGGTGGCAACGACGGCACGAACGACTTTGCTCTTGTAGCCGATGGCTCAACAGTTAAGAAACTTACGCAGGGTCTTAGCCCTATTACTGTCACATGGGGCGGTTCTGGCACGATCCTGGACATTACCCATGACGGAACTTACTATTATGTAGCCAACGCTACAGGCATTTACAAAGGTCCGCTTACCCTTGCAACCAGCGGTACGCTGGTCTTTACCCACCCAACCTCAGCCACTGGCACAGTTAATTCTGTCAAGATGAGTTGGGTCAAGCAACGCTTGATCGTAGGCGTAAACAACTACCTTTTTGAGGTAACGCCAATCACTTCTTACAATGTCACTACAACAGTTCTTGGCGCATACAGCCAGAACAACATGAGCTACACAGGCAATGTGGCAATTATCGGCACAGGTCCTGTAGCGCATAACTTCACCATTGGTTCTCTTGTAACCGTTGCGAGCGTAGGCTCGCCATACAACGGCACATGGCAGGTCATTGATGTGCCTACTCCAACGAGCGTAGCGCTCAACATTCAAAATGCCAATGTGGCTCCAAACAACTCAGCCAGTGGCACAATCGTTCTTGCAAGCAACAACACAACGCCAATCTATGCCCACTCTAACTTAGGCTGGATCTGGACTGGCATTTGTGAAGGTCCTAACGCCATCTACGCTTCTGGCTATGTGGGCGATGTATCAAGCGTGTATCGCCTTGTCCTCGATACAACCGGTGCTGTCCCACTATTGAATAAGGCTGTTACTGCAGCTGATATGCCACGCGGCGAAATTGTCTTGGCACTTGGATCATATGTTGGTAAGTACATGGTCTTTGGTACAAACCGCGGAGTGCGTGTAGGCCAGATTGATACATCAGGTTATCTATCTTCAGGCTACATCACCTACGGTCCAATGACTGTTATCACGCAAGGTTATGACCCAGCCACAGGCACATACCGCACCCCTGCGGGAACCGATGGTTGGGTCAACTACGTGACATTCAACGATCGTTTTGCTTACTGCACCATCACCAACTACATCGACAATGGCGATGGCACATACTCATCAGGCTTGGTCAAGCTAGATCTTGGCAAGGAAATTACAACCAACCAGGTTGCTTGGGCTACCCACCTTCGTGCGCCAGCAGGCATTACTGCTACTGCACAAGACGCTGCCGTCTATGGCAAGTCCAACCGCTTAATGTTCTCGATCCAAGGTCATGGCATTTACATCCAGACCGACCCAACAAACTCCAACTCTAGTGGCAAGCTCTGCACCAGTGGCTACCTACAGACTGGTCAGATCCGCTACTTGACCTTGGAAGATAAGCACTTCAAACTTATCAAGGCTCGCGTTACTGCTCCTATCAACGGTGTAGTCAATGTATCTTCCGTTGATCCGCAGATGAATGTCATCAGCCTTATCAACATCACATCTAACTTTGATATTACCAATGACATTTCCACTGGTATATCTGCACCGCTTGAGTCAGTAGGTTTTAGATTTACCCTGTACTCAGATGCGGCAACAAACCTTACCGCTACCACATTCAACGGCTATCAACTCAAGGCACTTCCAGCCGTTGCCCGTGAGCGTGAAATTACTGTACCGGTGATGATTTACGACTTTGACAAAGATCGTTACAACATGGAAATTGGTTACGAAGGATGGGCGTACGAACGACTATCTGCTCTTGAATCTATTGAGTCGAACGGAGATGTAGTTGTTCTGCAAGATTTTACAACCGGTGAGCAAGTCCAAGGAGTTATCGAAGCTCTCTCCTTTTCTCGCATGCAGGCACCTGACCGCCGCTTCAGAGGATTTGGCGGTCTATGCCAAATCATGTTCCGCACCGTCAACTCATAAAGAAGCATGATGAGCAGCGCAGATCTAACCACCATCCTCTACAACACCGTCTTTACGCTAGGCGCTACAGCCACAGGTGTGTGGTATGTATTCAAGCATGGCGTTAAGAATGTTATGCGTGAAGAGTTTGAGGACATTAAATCTATCAAGCATGAAGTAACGCCCAACACTGGCAGTTCACTCAATGATGCTATACGCAAGCAGGTCATCCCAATGGTTCAGACCTTGATAGAGAAGCAGCAGAATATAGCGGTAGATGTAGCAACACTTAATGGCAAGTTTGAGCAGCACATTAGGGAGCACAATGCTTAAAAATTTTTTTAAGAAAAAGTTTATCCACCCAGACACAGGCGATGTTTTAACCTTTGCCGAGCAAGCATCATGGAAAGTCCAAAGCATTATCCGCAACTGGTTCTTTGTATGTCTTTGGTCTGCTGTTACTTTTATCTGGTGGTTCCAACCAACTTGGTTTACTGATACTCATGCTTACATCAAGTGGATGAACCTAGCCTCATGGCTAGCTGTAACAGTAGAACTTATCATCGGTATTGCCATGATCGGTCAGACCAAGCGTGATGCTCTTATCATCCGTCACATTCTCAAATTAGAGAAGCAAGAAATTGAACATCTGGAAGATTTGATCGAGGACAAGAAATGACCTATGAGCCACGCATCGGAGACTACGGCTGTGTCAAGACCAACGGATTTTTCGGATGGCTCATCCGTCTCGGAACTTTTAGCCGATGGAACCACTGCTTCATTTACATTGGTAATGGAGAAATTATTGGAGCAGATCCACAAGGCGTAAAAAAAAGCCCGCTGTCTAACTACACCAATGTGGCTTGGAACCAGCACGAAGAGTTGACAGATAAGCAACGTGACGCGATCTTCTTCTACACTCATCAAGCGCTAGGCAAACCTTACAACTTCTTCACCATTGCCGATCTTGCCCTGCGTATCCTCGGGCTAAAGATCTTGGCTAACACATGGCTTGCCAAGAAGTTGGCTACAACTCAAGGCTATATCTGCTCTGAGCTTGTATCAGAGGTTTACAAGAAGGCCGGCGTTGATCTATGCCATAAGGAAGATTACTTGGTAGTACCTGGCGATCTAGCAGAACGGTTGATCTGGCAATGACCTACCCATTGGTACAAGCAAAGCATTACACACCTGGACTAAACAAACGTGAGCCGATCCGACTCATAGTTCTACACAGCGCAGAGAACAACGAACTGCCAGACGCAGCACACAACCTAGCCCTTTGGTTCGCAGGCCCTACTGCCCCGCAGGCTAGCGCTCACTACATGGTGGACTACAACACCGTCGTCCAGTCTGTAAAGAACGAGGACATTGCGTGGCACTGCGATATATGGGACAGGAATGTCGAATCTATTGGCATTGAGCTGACTGGTCGGGCTGCGCAAACCCCTGCCCAGTGGGCGGACAGTTATTCAGAAGGGGTGCTTAGGCAGGCTACAAGCCTCTGTAAAGGGCTTATGAGCCAATATGGCATACCTGCTACCCATCTGACCTATGAGCAGATCCTAGACGGCAAGACAAAGGGTTTTTGTACCCACGCCGATATTACCTATGCTCACAAAATTGCCGGTGGTCATACTGACCCTGGCGTTAACTTCCCTATGGTAAACTTTTTGAAGGGCCTAACGGCTTAACTTAAAGGAGAACCTATGAAGATCAACAAGACAATCGTTGAGCATTACCTAGCTTCACTTGTAGTCGCATCTGTTGCCATCTGGCAGACAGGTAACCACCACCTCAAGACAGTTGCTTGGGGAGCATTGGTTGCAGTTCTTGGACCAGTTGCCGTTGGTGCGTATAACCACTTCAAGGCAGTAGCAAACACAACAACTAAGTAAAACTTAATAAGATTAAAGGCCCCGCTTAATTGCGGGGCTTATTTTTTTTTGCTTTTTTGCTTGTGTAATGCTCGCTATCGGCTTTGCCGCTCGCTGTCGGTGGGCGCTCTGCGCCCCAACCCTTTTACTCGCTCCCGTGCTTACGCTCGTAGTATAACCATAGGCAAAAAATTTCTGCAAAATTGAAACATTAACTTGACAAGCCATACATACCCCCCTGCTATGATCCAGCCATGAACATAGAAACAAAAACAACAGTAGGTCACAGGTCGTTTTCCTCGTTTGCTTCATGGGTGCGATGCGGTAAAGCATGGCAACTAGAACGCCAGCTGGGTGTAACGACTGCACCAGCTTGGTGGTTTGTCGCCGGCTCTGCGTTCCACTCATCGGTCGAACGCTGGTTACTAGAATCGCTAAAGCAAAATGACCAAGCCTGAGCCAACGCCTATTAAGAACCTTGTGGTTCTCAAGGGCGATAAGGCGGATTACACATCGCTTGGTCCTATCCGTATCTGCCCATGCGGGTCAGATACATGGCACTTGAAAGTTAAATTTGATGAGGACAACACGATTGGTTTGTACTTCACAGATATGCAATGCGTGTTATGCTCCAGCCTCGCACAGGCACCTACACCGGAATGGGGAGAATAATGTTTGGCTTATGGATAAGATTTTTAACAGAAATAAATCTTTGGTCATCCCGCAAGTTGAATGAGATTTTTGAATGGGATGCAAATGATGTTGACTGGGATGACGAATGTGAGGATTGCGCATAATGGGACAAAAGCGAGCAAAGATTATTACAAAGGTAGCCTTTGAGAAGGCATTTGTAGAGGCAGAGATTATGATGCGCAAAGCTCTTGGCGACATGATTGCCAAGGAGATTTTGACAGAGACTAACCCAGCAACTATCGTTGGCCTAAAGCGAGCGCAAGAAATAGTGATTGGCCAAAAGGTTGAGTAATCTAAAAGAGATTTGGGAACATGCGTTCCTATCTGAGATTGGCGTTGTTGAGCAACGCACCGGCACTAACCCAGTTGACTGGCGTGTGGGCGGTCGTGCATCTAAAGCCAACCCAGATAAAGAGAACAAGGCTTGGTGGGACGAGAATGGTCTTCGCATGTTCGAGGACTTTGTTACCGCCTTTACCAACAACAAGTGGAAAGTCTGGATTGCGCCAGATGGCGTACCAGGTGTTGAAATGGAATTTAATGTTCACTTTGGCGATGTGCTTATCAAAGCCTTTGCCGATCTGATCCTTGAGAATGAGGATGGATCGCTCACAGTAGTGGACTTAAAGACCGGTGCCTACACACCAGACTCAGCCATGCAGCTGGGTGTGTACGCATCCTGCATTGAGTCTGTCTATAGCGTTCGCCCGCAGTACGGTGCATATTACAAAGCCCGTGATGCAATGCTTCAGCCTAGCCCAGGACTTGAACTATGGACTATCCCCGTGCTGACCGAGATGTTTGCTCAGTTCGAGCGTGGTCTACAGGCAGAGATTTTTCTACCTAATATCAATATGATGTGCGGATCTTGTGGCGTAAAGGATTATTGCCATGCTCTTGGTGGTAGTCTTGCCCATACCGTTGATCCACTGGCACAATTAAAATAAGTTTATACAACCAAACACACAAACAAGGAGAAAGAAAATGGCAGCAAATAACAACGATACAAAGCTCCAAGTCAACTTCAAGTTGTCTGACGGAACTTTGATTAACCTCTACGCTAACTCACAAAAGGAACTTGAAGAGCAACTTCAGTCCATTGCTGATCTAGCAAACCTTATCCTGCTTACCGGTGGCGATCTATCCAAGGGTGCAAATGTTGCATACGCAACCAAATCACTTGGACTTACACCGGTGGAAGATGATGCACCAGCCTGGGCTGCTAAGTCAGCATCACCAGCACCTGCTGCTCCTGCTGGAGCAAGCAACACTTGTAAGCATGGCGAGATGATTTTCCGTCAAGGAGTAAGTGAGAAGACTGGTAAGCCTTGGAAGGGTTACTTCTGCCCTTCACCAAAGGGTACGCCAGATCAGTGCTCAGCTAACTTCGTACGATAACCGATGTTATCGCTGTCGCAAGCGGCAGCAAAGTCAGCCTCTGACCACGCCATCTTGCCGGATCTATTTCCAGTTCTACAGAACGAAGGAATTAGGTTCAGGCGTGGTCAACTGACAATGATTGCCGGTGCTCCTAACGCTGGTAAATCTTTGTTAGCACTTCACTTTGCTGTTAACATGAAAGTACCTACGCTTTATATCAGCGCAGATACTGATGCTTATACGACTGCGATTCGAGCTGCTGCAATGGTCAGCGGACATACAGTAGCCAACGTCGAAGAGGCGTTTGCTAGTGAAGTAGGAGTTGAGTTTTACCAGAGTGAGTTGGAAAGTATCAACCACTTGAAGTTTGACTTTGCTCCATCCCCTACCCTTGATGAAATTGATCTATCTATACAGGCTTACGCTGAAGCATATGGCGAATATCCTCACCTGCTGATCGTGGATAACGCGATGAATGTAGTGTCTATGCATGAGAATGAATGGTCGGGATTGCGTGAGATTGCTAAGGCTATGCATCACATAGCAAGAGAAACAGAAGCTGCGGTATTCCTGCTACACCACACCAGTGAAGGTGAAGGTCAGGCAGATATGCCACCGAGTCGCAAGTCCATTCAAGGCAAAATTTCCCAGTTGCCTGAAATGATTATTACTGTAGCCCTGCTGCCGTACACCGGTGAGTTTAGGATTGCAGCCGTTAAGAACCGCTTTGCCCGCAATAGTGCCAGTGGCGCACAGTATGTGTCCTTATGGACAGATGCATCGCGTATGTCTATCTGGAACTACAGGCAGAATAGTCAACAGAACTGGAGTTATGAATAGTGGCAAGTTTTGCAGATGTGTTTGTCGAAGGCAACAATGTCCTCGAGAACATTAAGATCGTTCTTACCGAACGAGATTACGAACTAGCTCGGCGCTACTTGATTAAGCATAACGCCCAGGACTTGTTTGGTATGCTCGGCCTATGAGTACCTATGGCAAGCGCAAAGGTTCTAAGTTTGAGACAGATGTTCTTGGGTGGTTAAGGGGAAGACTACCCAAGGCAATGACAGAAAGGCTTGCCCTCGCGGGGGCTAATGACGAGGGTGATTTAGTCCTTATCGTTGCGGGCAAGCCTTATGTCTTTGAGTTGAAGGCAAGAGCCAAGTTGGATCTGCCACAGTTCTGGCGTGAAGCGGTAGTCGAAGCACAGAACTATGCCAAAGCTCGCAATCTTACTGAAGTTCCCCCATCGTATGTGATTGTCAAGCGCAGAAGCGCCGGCATTGAAGATGCGTGGGTCATCCAAACACTAGACCAATGGGCAAGGATCCATGATGACCAAGCCTGATCTTGGAGCAATACTCGAAGCGTATGGATTGAATGTATCGGCGCGGTATGGCTGGGTGCCATGCAAGTGTGTAGTGCATGACGATAGCCATGCCAGTGCCGCATATAACTTAGACAAGCAACAGTACAACTGTCTTGTTTGCCAATTACTTGGCGATGTGTATGATCTGGTCGCCCGTAAAGAAAACTTAAAGGAGTTTACCGATGTTAAACGCAGAGCAGAAAGCCTTGCTAACGGAAGCAGCGCAAAGGTACGCGGACCACATAGAGCCGCAGGCTCTGTCCTACCTACAGGAGCGCGGAATAAGCCCGCAGGTGGCAAGTACCTACCAGCTTGGAAGCGTGGTAGAGCCTAGTGTTGGTCATGAGCATGCTGTGGGCATGCTTAGTATTCCTTATCGCACTCCTTCTGGAGTGGTTGGAATAAAGTTTCGCCGGATTGATGGCGGTACACCGAAGTACCTATGGCCAACAGGTCAAAAGATTGGACTATTTAATGTGCAAGACTTGCATAAATCATCAAACACAATCGCTATCTGCGAGGGAGAGATTGACACAATCATTCTTTCTGGGTGTGTTGGTATTCCTAGCGTGGGCGTGGCTGGTGTTAGCCAATGGAAAGCGCACTTTCCTAAACTCTTTGAGCCGTATACGAAAGTCTTAATCTTTGCTGATAACGACGTGAAGGAAGATGGTCGTAACCCAGGACAAGAGCTGGCCAAGCGGATCAAGGAAGATCTGCCAGCTGCCATCGTGGTGGGTCTGCCAGGCAATGAGGATGTGAATGATCTATACTTGCATTATGGCAAAGAGTGGTTTGATGAACGGATCGCAGCATGAGTACATTCGTTAGTTTGTTTGCTGGCGTTGGTGGTTTTGATCTTGGACTTGAACGATCAGGTCACACATGCGTTGGTCAAGTGGAAATTGACAAGCATGCACAAAAGATTTTGAAGAAGCATTGGCCTGATGTACCGATGCATGATGATGTAACTACTGCTGTTGAATGGGCAAAGGAGATTGATTTAATTGGACGAGTTGACATTGTTTGCGGGGGCTTTCCCTGCCAAGATGTATCCGTTGCTGGCAAACGTGCTGGAGCAGGAGCTGGGACACGAAGTGGATTATTCTGGGACGCTATACGATTTGCGCAAGAAGTTAAAGCAAAAACAATCCTCTTGGAAAATGTCCCAGGACTTTTATCAAGCAACCAAGGACGCGATTTTGGAACAGTCCTCACTACATTGGCCGACGCAGGGTATAGCCACATCGAGTGGAGAATTTTGGACAGCCAATACTTTGGAGTACCCCAACGCCGTCGTCGAGTCTTCATTGTCGGAAGTGTTACAGACAGAAGCGCCAACCCGATATTCATTGAGCGCAAAAGCAGCCGAGGGGATACTACGCAGAGCCAACAAGCGGGGCAAGACTTTACCAGAAGCGCTACAAAAAGCGCTAGAAAAAGTAGCCCAAGCGTAGGCAACTTTGAATTGTATGACTTTCCCGCTGAGGATGTTGCACCAACTCTAAGTGCTATGCGCACTAGAGACATGATGGCATTTGGTCAGACAAGTTTTGCTGGCTATTCCAATGGCGTAACCACTCTTACAGCTACATCCTACAAGCGACCAGAAGACAATGTTGTGGTTCACTAAAGGTCGCAGAGCGCAAAGCGTTGACGATTATGAAACATGGATAGCGGGGGGGGTAATGCCTACATTGAACGCATTTGATAACGGCGATGTTCGCACGACTATTCTCATCATAGACGGCACCCGCGTGAACGATGTACGAGTGTATGATGATCCTATTATTCAGACAGTTATATCCAGATGGGGAACAGGTGGTGGCAACGTGCCAGCAATTCAACAAGAAGGTACTGTAGTGCGCCGACTTACTCCAGTAGAGACTGAACGCTTGCAGGGCTTTCCAGATAACTGGACAGATGGGCAAGCTGATAGTCATCGGTATAAGCAGATGGGTAACGCAGTTACTGTCAATGTTATTGAATGGATTGGCGCTCGACTGTGACAACCATTGTGGGCATACAGGGACCAACATGGGCTGTCATCGGTGGTGACAGTCGTGTTGTGGACGGCGGAAAGATAACCGACTTGCCCAAAAATGCTGGAAAAATTTTTAGAAAAAATGAATACATCGTTGCCATTGCCGGTGACTTTCGCGTGGGTCAAATCCTGCAACACGCCTTTGACTATCCCAAGCCGCCAGACAATTTAAACCAAGAAGGCATGGATCGTTGGATGACTGCTGAGTTTATCCCGCTGCTCCAAGAGCATTACAAAGAAATGAACTACACAGTTGATAACGATTTGGGAAGTGAGGTTCTCATTGCAATCTCAGGAATTATCTACGCCTTGGATCAGGACTGGACTTGGGCAAGAGATAGACGAGGCATTTATGCAGCTGGTTCAGGACAGGCTTATGCCTACGGCGCACTCAGTGCTTACAATTTCCCTAAGTCTGCAAGTGATGCAACTAGCATCATCAAGCAAGCAATCAAAATCTCAGCTTCATATGATGTTAACACAGCCGAGCCAGCCATCGTCTTTAGCCAGGAGCCATGACCGAGTATTATGATCCGCATTTCATAGGCGGACCGCTAGATGGCGGGCGTGTATCTATGGCGTACTGGATCTTAGATGAAGTGCAATATGTGATGCACGACGCAGGGGGAAACAATATGTTATTCTTATACCAATTGGACGAATCGGACAAAAATTACCATTACGTAAACCCAGCAAAGGAGCACAATGACTAAAGAACGTGATTTTGCCGCAGATGTTTGGGCAATTATGGACGATCTTGGTAACCTGCTCATTAGCAAGCAAGAGGATTACGGCCCAGGTAATGTTAACAATGCCTACGGCGGACCGATCAATGGTCTACTTGTGCGCATTGGAGATAAGTTCGAGCGACTCAAGCACCTTTATGGCAATGGCATTGAGCCAAACCATGAATCGATTGAAGACTCGTTCAAGGACATGGCTAACTATGCCATCATCGCCCTGATGGTAGAACGCGGGCTTTGGCCGAAATGAGTCAGGATATTGCCAAGGCAAGGCAGAAGATTGAAGATGCTAAAACATCAGTTCCATTGGATCACAAAGATTACGAATGGATGGATGGCTTTAATCACGGACTTGACTGGGCAATTCGCATACTTGATAAAGATAAGAGCGCATCGTGACCGCATCGTATGAGTTAAAGCGCAAACATAATTTCATGCATCGCTATGGAATTACCATTGAAGAGTATGAAGCAATCTTTGAGCAACAGAATGGCCTATGCGCCATCTGCGAGCAACCCGAAAGCCATGGGCGTAACGGCAAGATCCACCCGCTATCGGTCGATCATAACCATGTTACCGGTCATGTGCGTGGTTTGCTATGCAATAACTGCAATACCAAACTGGGCTACTTCGAGAGCAAACATATCATCATGCGCTTGATCGCATACTTAATGAGGCAAAAATGAGCATTATCGTTCCCCTAAGCATTGGCGATGTAACCTACTCAACCATCGAAGCAGTTGAGCGTTACAACTTTAACCGCGACAACGGCAGTTCTTGGTCAAACATTAGCAAGTCATGGCCAGAGGCTATCGCCCGTGAGATTAACGGCGTACTGGCTGAGATTGCAGTAGCTCGTTGGATGGATCGCTACCCATTCACACTCTTTGCTGATCGCAAAGAAGGCGATGTTGGCGGACATGAAGTTCGATCAACCGCTTACTCATACGGCAAGCTGCTTTTCCAGAAAAAAGATCCAGAAGATCGCAAGTATTTTTTTGTAACAATTGATGGTCATTATGAAGCAACCATCGTGGGTTGGCTATGGGGCTGGGAAGGTAAGCAGGATCATTTCTGGGACGAGAAAATGCCTGTGCCTTGCTACGCAGTACCGCAAAGCGCACTGCATGATCCAGGAGATTTGAATTGAGTTGGCTTGAAGATGCGCAAGAGATTGCCGGCACAGTCGCCCGCCAAGTCCACAAGCGTTACCACACGTATTTTGACATTGCGGATGTTAAACAAGAACTTATCGTCTGGGTCTTACGGCGTGAAGGTAAATGTAAAGAGTGGCTTGACCATGAGCCAGGTACTGAAGATTACAAGTCTGGTGTTAACCTGCTTGCTAAAACTCTGCAACGCCATGCTGACAAGTATTGTCGCAGAGCTAAAGCGCAAGCGGTAGGTTACGAAACTCGGGATGAGGCGTACTACTCACCAGAGATGCTCGAAACTATCCTGCCATTTGTCTGGCAATCTGTCATTCCTACCAGCAACCCTGCTGGAGAGCGCGTTAGCGGGGGTGGAGCGCCTTCTGAGGGCGGTAACTACATCATCTCGGTCATTGATGTGCGCAAGGGCGTGAAGCGCTTAGAACCGGACGATCAGCTGATTTTGCACATGAAGTATGTTGAGCAAATGACCTATGAAAAGGTCGCTGAAACGCTAGAAGTATCACGCTCGTCTGCTGAGCGTAAGATCAAAGGCGCGTTGCGCCGGTTGGTAAAGGAACTAGGCGGGCAAGACCCGTGGGCAAGGAGCAAAGAGTAATGGCTACATATGAATATCGCTGCAGTGTATGCAATATCGAGCTAGATGTTGAGCGTTCAATGTTTGAAGAAGCTATTGACCCGCAATGTTGCGGCATTGCTATGCGCCGCACCTACTCTAGCCCACCGGTGAAGTTTAACGGCTCTGGCTTTTACTCTACTGATAACGCCAACCCACGGGCATAAATAAACCCCGCGGACAGGAATGACGCGGGGCTTATCTGTTATACAGTAGGCGATGACGGGTCGCGTACCTTGGCTATTATGCCATAACTATCGTCAACTGACAAAACATGCTTGCCGTAATCCTTACGCAAGTTATTGACAGTGTTATATGGACCGACTGCGATAGCTGTTTTAAGGCTTGGATAGATCGCTACAGCCATCCATTGCTCGCGTTGGGCAGTCAGTTCCTCGACCAGTTCCCAGACGCGCTTAGCCATATCCTCGCTTGACTCTGCATCCTCTTCAAGCAGGGCGGCCATCTTTTTAATCTCGCTTGGCTTAGCTTTCATGCTAACTTTCTTTCAATAGATTGGATAATGGGACAAGGGTAGTCAATGCTTTCGCAATGAGAGCAGACGATGACTGGATCATCTGTAAGCACAATTACTGGCTTATGCAATTCCACGACTGCTCGAAGTGCAGCCCATGCTTTGCTATCAAGCATAGACGCACCTTTGGCATATCTATCTATCTTTGCTAGCAATTCATCGTGGGTCATTGTAATCTCCCTTGAATGGCGCGGATAGTTTGGCAGGGCCAAACAACAGTATGTTCATCTTCGTTGCAGGTGCAGGCATAGCAAAGCGGTCCAAACGGCTCATGTAGTTCCACTACTGTGCGAAGGGCTAGCCAAGGAGCATTAGCCCATCGATGTTTATTACATTCAGGTTCGCAAACCTCTATCTCATCATTAATAAGTGCTAGCAATTCATCGTGTGTCATTAGTAGCCACCTAGGCAATTTTTAGATTTGGTATGCCGCCGGTACTGCAAGGCGTACATGGTCTTAGTCGGGGCAAATAGTTCTACCTTGCAAGCACCACAGGTACCATACCATTCATCAGTTTCAATATCGTGTGTCATTTAATTAGTTTTCCCATCCAGTATTTGCATGCACCGACATTTTCGGTAAGAGTAAGATAGCCGTAAATCTGCCGGTTATCAAGGTACTGCGGGGTTTGACTTGCCCGCCAGTTACGAGCTACGCGGACGTATTCATAGTCCTGCGTACCATCGAAGTAGTTGGTGTTTGCTAGGGCGTTTGGGTGGATGAGATAGGTGCAATGCACCAGATCAACCTCGTTTATCCCGCGTCTAATGCCATTGAGCAGGGCAAAGTACTCATCGCTATCTTGGTAGTAGCCAGTCTTGGTGACCGGATGGTGATAGTTGCTGTACCCAGCGCGGTTCTCCTCGCCTTCTGCCACTGCATAGCGCAATAGCGGGGCAATGACGGGGCGATTAGCCTCGACCAATGCTCGCAGTGTGCCAGGTAGCAGGAAATTGTCCACATCGCAGACAAAGTAATGCGCGCCGTACTCTTTTGCCTCTTCAATGCCTTCTTGACGTAGTTTCGCCAGCACATCAAAGCGTTCAGCGTTCCACTCATGCACATCAAAGCGTTGTACCTGCTCCGGCACATCTTCATCGTTAAACCAGATCGATCGCCAGTTGTATAGGTGTTCGTCTGACTCATAACCATTTGCAGCGCGGACAGGCAATTCATCTATCCAGTCTTGGATAATCTCAGCCGTATTGTCGTTATTGTTGTTAGTTCTAAAGCTGAGAATGATTTTACTGCGCGGGTAATCAATGTTATCTAGGTTCTGTTCTAGCCAATAGGGCAACACCTTTGCCTTATCCTTAGCGAGAATGTGAAAGTAGACAACGGGTAAATCCCAATCAGTCTTCATCAGTCACCCACTTGTACATACTGTAATAGGCAATGCGGCGTATCGTTTCCTGGCTCACGCCGTATCGCTTGGCTAGTTCAATCACATTGATAGCGGTAGCTCCGCGACCTTCACTGGTCGATGCAACCTTGTACTCCTTGCGGATAGTCCGCACCGCTTCTTCGTTTAGTTTTAGTACCATCCCACCCTCTTTTCATGTTTTAATGCGTTACAGGCGTTATTGTTCCAATGAGTCTTGATATAACGCAAGCCCCAGCGGATTTGAGTTTGATAGTCATACTTGTAATCATTGCCGAATTGAGCCATCTTGTTAGCCGGCAGTGCTTGCGGAATACCCCGCGCCCCGCCGTGCTTATTGACCGCAGTTACCCGCCAATTACTTTCCATGGTCCAGAGTTTAACTAAGCAGCCCCACTGACGGGCGTTGCCACCTTGACGCAGGTATAAAGTATGGGCGAATTGCTTTGCGGGCGTTAAATGCTCGTTTGCAGCCTTTGTAGGGCAATTGCTGACCCAGGTTGCGACCACGACTAATCCCACAAATCCGATGATGTATCTTTTACGGCGTGTAACCGATCGAGAAATTGAAATGTTGATGTTTTTGGCCTTTCCCTAGTTGTTACCTTCACTGGCAGTACGCCAGCTCGGGTAGCCTGTTGCCTAATACGGACCCAAATCAAAGATCGATCGTTCACGCCTTGCGGCATGCCAACCGACTTGCGCCGTTCCACCGGCAGTGTGCCACCGAAAATGCCATAGTCAATTGTATGCGTATCTTTCATCGCATATTCAAGACATGAGTTATCTCTAAATAGGGGACATTCTTGGCAGATCTTCATTGCCAGAACCGCGTTAGCGATAGTGCGTTCTTGCTGTTCTCTCGCTGCTGGTGATGGCTTACCGCCTCGAAATGCGTGTTCTGGGAACCACCACTCTGGGTCGTATTCTTTATTCGCGCAAGAGGGCTTAGCCCCTGGCTTAGTCATTACTTATCGCTCATCTGCGCGACAGCGCGGGCGATGATCTGTACTTCAGTTTTATCACGATTAAGAGTAGATAGTGTGTCTAATCGGTTGGCCAGGATTGACAATACTTCCTCGACTGCCTTATTCCAGCCTAGTCCGTAGCCTTGCGAATGAGCTAGGTCTAATTCATCTGATGTTGCCGTCCCTACCGCCTCTGTAGTCGGTTTAGTAGTTGCGCCGGTGATGAGTTGTCGCCACGCGTTAACTGCAAAGCTGCTTGTTTCGTATTCTGCCATTCTTCCGTCCTGTCTAGTAGTTTGCGCTCCGTACCGCCTCTAACCGCGGTAAATTACGCCTTCATACCGCCTCTGGTGGCGGTAGAGTGCTTAAAATAGCGATAAGGCGCGAGAGTGTCAACCCCCGCGCCCGTGTCGTGTCAGCTCGTTACCGGTTCCGACAGTTGCACCCCTCAGAAAAGGGGCGCAAGCAATCGCCACACATTACGCCACCTCGCTTTCGTCGTTCCAATCGCTTTCAATGTCACTAGGCTTGTAGCCAAATCGTTCAAATTGCGAGGGTGTGGCACGGTGTGGGCGAAATTGCCAAATCTCAAAAAGGGCGCTATCTGGCAAATTGCTTATTGCGCAATTGTCGTTTTCGCAATCCTCGTTTTCTTCGCACCCGTCGTGAAAGTCGGGAAAATCGCGGATAGTGTCGGCAATCTCTTTTTGGGTGGCGAATAGCCCCCAATTCTCGATCTGGAAAAAGTAATTGCCCTGCAAATCCTCTACAAAATAACCTTTCATTTGCTTAGCCCCTTTACATATTCGCGGAATAGGCTTGTTGCCTCTTTTTTGGTGTATCCCATAAATTGTTTTTCTTCGTAGTATCCGCCAACAAAAGCAGACAAAACCCATGCGCCCTGAAATGTCTTGCGGTAAGAAATGGTCATTTTATGCAACCGCCATTTCTGCCTTGAATAGTTCGCTTTTCTTGCCATAGGTGGCGGATTTGTAAATATCGATTTTCAGCTCATCACGCAATTCCCACATGGTAGGCACTTTTTCACCCGTGAGATAACCGCGTGAATGTAGTTCTTGAATAGCGCGGTAAGAATACTGTTCGTCATATCCATATTCCATGCCCATTGTGAAAGCGATCTTGCCATTGACCCACACGCGGTTGGAGAAATAGGTATTCCCACCGGTTTTGTCGAACCACAGGTGACCCTCAATAAAGATTGATCGTGTTTCCATTTTTTCGTTTCCCTGTCTAATAGTCAGATGATTAGGCTCATCAGTAGGCGCGTCACGCCTAGACGGGCGTTAGCCCGTTTCGCCTTAGCGCTTGATCTTTTCGACCATGTACAAATAACTTAGATATAAACCTGTGCCAACAATTAGCCATGAATGAAATGCGTCCACTAGTTGCCCACTTTCTTGTCAATGAATGAGAGTGCGGAGATAGCTATTGCAAGGGTCAAAAGATATTGAAAAACGCTCATTTATTTGCCCCCGCAATACTTGCAGATGAATGACTTGTGATCTGGTGAGTCTTGTGTGACTGTGCCGTCTGAGGCATTTCCAATGCCCCCACACATTCCACAGGCATATTCTTCTTGAACCTCGTCAATGTCTGAGCCGATGATTGAGGTTGAAAAGTCTGCAGGCTCACCGCCGAAATATGGCTCGTCAATTTGAGCCACGCAATCGTGTTGCAGATAGCCCAATTCTTCTTCTGTTAATTCGCGTGATGTATCAAATGAAATTGTAAGGTTGTATTTTGGCATTTACTTTTCTCCTTTCCATGTGAGGTTGTCGTAGGTGTGCAATCCGTCAATGTTTTGGGTGAGTGATACAACGATTGAACCGTCCTCATTTTCCCAACGGAAGAATTGATTGTGGCAATTTGGGCAACCGCCGTCCATGTCATTAAGAATTGTGATTGTCTGCTCATCGGTTATCTTCCAACCGCACACAATGCAATCAACCTTGATTAATCCGTGATAAGTAGCCATTTTTTTCCCGTCCTTTTGGCAGATCGTCCGTCTGCCCGTAGGGCAATCATAGGCGCGATCTATCCCGCGTGTCAATTCTCCCGCGTGTTTTTCTTTTGGCGTGTTTCAGCTCATGCGACCCCGCAAATCTTGCAAATCTTGCCAATGATTGCGCCCCAATGGGTCAATCCTTGATCTGGACAATTACCAGGAAAATGTACAAGGCGCGAGACGCGCCGTTAGACCTAAATTTGTCTCCATATTTAGCGCCATTGGGTCATTGGATTGGCTACCGGTGCGCCTAGTTGGGTCAGTTGTTGCCGTATGGACAGTTCCACCAATAACCAACCAACACACAGAACAATCCCCTAATCCATCTTTATTTGTCTGTATTCAATAAAGATCAAGCCCCAAATCAACACAAAAATCCGCAACCGTACCGCCTCGCAGGTCGGTGTTAGCCGTAAATCAAAACCGATTGCGCGTTTAGAATAGGTTGATCGACTCGGGGGGTTTTAAATATACGTAAGGTCGTATTGTATTATCAACCCAATTATTTTTTCTAAATATAGGCTCTGACCTGCGGTTTTACTTAATGTGACAAAGATCACACACCTCAAAGCGGGAAATGTGTCTAATTTCCCACCTTATACTATATAGGGGGTTTTGTTCGCAGACGGCTGTCGGCCGGCTGCTCACCCTACCCCAACGGGGCGTAGGCTACGCCGTAGCCCCTTATTGCTACCCATCGGCGGCGCTCCGCGCCACCCATAGGATATTTACATAGGGATAACCATAGGGCGCTTGGCAGCGCCAAAAGTATCACCATAGGAATTAAGGCGGGTGGAGTATGGCCAATGGGCCAACTGGTCGACCATCGGCCAACAAATATAAAGTCGCGCCAGAGAGCAAAGTCTCAGCCTCTCAGGCTAAGCAGACGATTATCGAGCTAGTCACTAAGGGCTACAGCATCGCAGATGCTGTCAAGGTGACGGGTAAGTCAATCAAGTCCTACGAGTATTACCGTATGTCGGACGAGGATTTTAAGTCCGCGATTGACCTTGCTCGCGCCGTCCAGCGCCGAGACGGCGTGATTAGCGACGAGGACAAAGCGATCAGCTTTGAGGACTTTCGTGAGAAGTACCTAAACAGCAAGACCTTCGATCACCAGAGAAATATCATCTCGATGCTTGAGGAAGGTAAGCCTGCTTGGCTTCACGGCAGCATGACTTACGAAGAAGGTTTTAGCAACTATGTGCTGGTGAACATGCCACCGGAACATGCTAAGTCGATGACAGTTTCAATTGACTACATTACCTATCGGATTTGTATTGACCCAAATATCCGTATCAAGATCGTGTCCAAAACGCTTACGATGGCAAAGGACTTTCTTTATGCGGTTAAGCAGAGGCTTACCCAGCCCGCTTACGCTGAACTTCAACGGCGCTATGCGCCCGCCGATGGCTACAAAGAGTCGGCAGATAAGTGGACCCAAGATGCGATCTACCTTGAGCGTGACTCAGGTGAAAAAGATCCAACCCTTCAAGCATTGGGTATTGGCGGTCAGATCTATGGTGCCCGCGCAGACTTAATCGTTCTTGACGACTGCGTTACCTTGGCTAACGCCAACGAGTACGAAAAGCAGATTCGTTGGATCCAACAGGAAGTTTTGACCCGTGTTGGTCCCACAGGCAAGATCCTGGTAGTTGGCACTCGCGTAGATCCAGTGGATCTATACCGAGAAATGCGTAACCCAGATCGCTACCCTGAAGGTCGCTCACCTTGGACATATCTGGCTATGCCAGCGGTTCTTGAGTTTGCAGATGACCCAAAGGATTGGAAGACCTTGTGGCCACGCTCTGACAAGCCTTGGCTTGGAGATGACGCAAACCTAGGCGATGATGGATTGTATCCACGCTGGGACGGTCCGAACCTTCGCAAGCGTCGCGGTGTTCTTGACCCAAAGACTTGGGCGATGGTTTACCAGCAACAGGATGTGGACAGCGAGGCTGTCTTTGCACCTGAGTGCGTTCGCGGTTCTGTTTCAGGTATGCGGTCATTTGGCCCGTTACTTTTAGGCGCACCTGGTCATCCAGCTGTACTCAACAGCAGTTACACGATTTGCTCTATGGACCCAGCAATGTCCGGCGATACATTCTCGATCGCCTATGCTGGCGACAAGACAACCCAGAAGCGTTATGTGCTAGAGGCAAGCCGTATGCCTGCTCCTACACCACAGCGCATCAGAGACTTGATCTTTGAATGGACTGAGAAATACAAGCCATCGGTCTGGGTCATTGAAAAGAACGCCTTTCAGTTGTTCTTGACAATGGATGAAGAGATTAACCGATTCTTAGCCTCACGCGGTATTCGCCTTGTTCAGCACTACACCGGTGCCAACAAGATGGATGCTGAGTTTGGCGTAGCCTCAATGGCTCCGCTCTTTGGTACTGTCGATAAACTCGGCAACCACATGGGCAACAACTTAATAGACTTGCCACGGTCAGACAATGAAGGCGTAAAATCGCTCATAGAGCAGCTCATCACTTGGTCCGCTGGCACCAAAAATAAACAAGACGGTTGCATGGCGCTTTGGTTCGCAGAGACTCAGATGCGCGATTACATCAACCAAGCAGGAGCCTATGGCGGCTCCTTTATCAAAAACCCATTCCAGACCCGCGATCAGCAAGCTCGTCGTCGGGTAATTAACATCGAAGAATATCAGCGTGAAAAAGAAAGATTAGCGGCTAACGGGGGTTACTTATAGTGCTAGAGATTGACCAGATCGGAGATAAACTCCGTAAACTGCGCGCTCACTATTTCGCACGTGACTCGCGTTATGATGACCTATTGGCCATCCGTCAAGGCAAAATCGATCAAGTGTTTCCTGGCATGTTCTCAGAGGACTATCCAAAGCCAATGATCGCTAACTTCATCGATGTTGCCGCCCGCGACGTTGCTGAAGTTATTGCTCCGCTTCCTGCTTTCAACTGCATGACAACCAACACCACTTCGGATGCTGCTCGTCGTCGTGCTGATAAGCGCACCATGATTGCCGCTGGTTACCGCGACACGGCCAACCTTCAGACCATGATGTACACCGGTGCTGATCGTTACCTTACCTTTGGCTGGTTGCCATTCATCATTGAGCCAGACTTTGAGAACAAGCGCCCAATGATCCGCATTGATTCACCTATCGGTGCCTATCCAGAGTTTGATAGATTCTCACGCCTTGTCTCTTACTCAAAGCGTTATGTCAAGACTGTTCGTGAATTGATTAACGACTTTCCTGAGCATGAGTCTGTTATCCGCGGTCAGTATGAGAACCGCAACTCTGAGCGCATCCTTGAGATGTATCGCTACCAAGACAAAGATCAGATGGTCTTGTTCTTGCCAGAGCGTAACAACTTTGTTCTTTCACGCGTTGAAAATGAACTAGGTGAAATTCCTGTAGCCATTGCGCTACGCCCAGGCGTTGACTCAGATGAGCACCAACGCGGTCAGTTCGATGACATTATGTGGGTACAAGTTGCTCGCTCACGCTTTGCTTCGCTCACACTTGAAGCAGCACAGAAGGCAGTTCAAGCACCGTTTGCTTTGCCTTCAGATGTTAATGTGCTTGAGATTGGCCCAGATGCAACTATCCGCTCTGCCAACCCACAGCAGATCCGTCGTGTAGATCTTAACCTTCCAGCCAATATCTTCCAAGAGAACGAGATTCTCGATCAGGAAATGCGTACTGGCTCACGCTATCCAGAAGGCCGTCTAGGTCAGCAGTCTGGTTCGATCGTTACAGGTCGTGGCGTAGAAGCATTGATGGGTGGCTTTGATACTCAAGTCAAGACAGCCCAAGGTGTATTTGCAGAAACATTCCGTGAGGTTATTCGTCTGTGCTTTATGATGGACGAAAAGATGTTTGGCGATGTTACAAAGGAAGTTCGTGGCATTAATGCCGGTGCTCCTTATGTCGTCACCTACACACCAAAGGAAGACATTAAGGGTGACTACACCTGCGATGTAACCTATGGCATGATGGCTGGTCTTGATCCAAACCGTGCGCTTGTCTTCGGACTACAAGCCCGTGGCGACAAGCTAATCAGCCGTGACTTTTTGCGTCGCCAAATGCCTTGGGAAATGAACGTTACCCAAGAAGAAGAGCGAGTCGAAGTAGAAGAACTGCGCGATAGTTTGATGCAAGCAGTTGCATCTTATGCCAATGCTCTTCCACAAATTGCAATGCAAGGTGGCGATCCTTCAAAGGTTATTAACGCCATTGCTAAGGTTATTCAAGGTCGTCAAAAAGGCGATCCAATTGAAGAAATTGTAGCTGAAGCATTTGCTCCTGAACCAGCACCAGAACAGCCACAAGCTGCTGGTCTGCCAGGACAACCACCTCAAGCACCTGGAGCACAACCAGGGCAACCACCGATGGCTATGCCGGCACCTCAACAAGGCCAAGGTGGCTCTGCTTTGCAACAACTACTAGCCGGCCTTTCGTCTTCTGGAGCACCGCAGTTAGCTGCGTCAGTTTCCAGAAGGTCGCCAGCCTAACGTTATTGGCGATCAACTCAATTCCCTATAGGAGAAATAAAATGGCAGTATTCAAATCAAGTCTACAATCACCACCAGTTAAGGTGAAGCTACAAGGCGGACACTCATCTTCTGACGCAACAACACAGAAGACAAAGATCCAATCTGCTCCATCCGTTAAAGCAACAGGTAAGTCAGATGTTAAGTACACAGTTCAGCCTTCAGGAACAAAAGGCACAGGCACAACTGCCGGAAAGCCAATGAAGTAAATTATGCACGAAGAAGAGAGCGATGAGTTTGATGGCGTACTTTCCGCTTGGGATATATTCGCTCTCTTTGCGCATTTATTAAAAGATTTGTTTGTAAGTTTTGCAAAGTTTTTTGATGTATTGAGCGACATGGCTCTGCATCAAGCAAATGTCGTGGAAGACCAAAAGTTGTTCCACGATGATGTTGTCCGTACCATTGAGACTATTACAGAGGGTGAGTGATTATGGCAGGCAAAGGTGGCTATCAAGCTCCAGCACGTCCAGCTGTTCAATCAGGCCCAGGGGCTTTAAGCCAACGCACCGATGGCGGACCTGCATCTAAGCAAGCAATGCGCTATGTCAGTGGCATGCCAAACTACGGCGATGGCACAGATATGATGCAGATTCAAAGCGGTGCTCCGATGGCTGCTACGCCATCTCCAACGCCAGTATCGCCATCACAGATGGCGCAGGCAGCACAGCAACAACAACCACAAGGCCAACCACAAGCGCCTATCACACCACTGACTGCTCCAACACAGCGTCCTAATGAGCCAGTTACTGCTGGCGCAGCGCTTGGCCCTGGTCCTGGACCAGAAGCACTTGGCATTATGCCAGGCATGCAACAAGGTGGTACATCAGCAAAGCAAGTAGTTCAAGCATTGGCAGCGCATCCAGACGCATCGCCAGAATTGCAGAGTCTTGCAGCAGCATTGGGGAAGTAATTGTCAAACACAATGCCACTTCCACCATCAAATCAGCCTACCGTCGCGTCGGCTAACGCAGCAGCAAAAGGCTACCCAGATGCTGTACAGAAGGCACCAGTTGAAATGGCTGGCGCTATTCAGTCAGGCAACTCAGATGCTCCTGGCGCAGTAGCCGCTACAACACATGTTATTGCCACATCAAATGCTGTTGACCAACACCAACAGATGTACAACTCAAAGTCATGGTGGCAGACAGCCCTTGGCGATGTAGGTAAGGTTATTACCGCAACGCCTATCATTGGCACGGTTGCTCGCTGGGCAAACAAAGGTTTGCAAGAAGTACAAAGCGACTACAAGTTTATTCACTCAGTTTATACAGATCATGGTTTTGCACAGGGCTTGCTAGCAACGCTAGGCGTTGGTCTTGGTGCGACCGTTGGTTCTCTTGCAGGTCCAGAAGGTACAGCGCTAGGCGCTGCCTTTGCCGCATCTTTAGAGCGTGACATTGGCGGTCAACTTATTCCGTCATATCAAAAGTCTTACCAAAAGTCTATCGATCCAAACTATCAAGTTTCTATTGGTCGTGACCTTTCCAACCTTGCCGGTGACTTGCCAGGCTTACATACTTTGAAGAATACAAACTACGGCCTTGGTCAGTTTGTATCTGGCGTAACCGATGCTGCATTTGACTTTGAAGCAGATCCGCTAGCCAACGCAGGTAAAGTTGCTGGCGCACTTAAGTCAGGCAAATACCTTGAGTATAAGCCAGCAGTTGACTCTGAAGGCCAGATTATTAAGAACGCCAATGGCGATCCTAAGTTAGTTCTGGACGGCAACGGCAAGCCAATTATTCAGGCTACCATTCCTTTGGCTCGCAACTCAGAGGCTGCAACTAACTTCTTGATGAGCCTATCTTCAGGTCGTGCTTTGAGCAGCGAGATGGTGCAAGCAGCCTACGATGGTTCACTTGTATCTAACGCACTTGGCGGTAAAGTACTTAACCCAGTCAAGCAAGCCTTTGACCATATTGCCACACTCAATAACCCAGTAGAAATTCAACTGGCTTACCCTGGCTCTAACTTTGACCAAGTCATGCTTACAAAGTTGGCTAACGCTAAGACCGGTCAAGAAGTTGCTGATGAAATTGGCAAGTCTATTTACTCAGGTGAAATGGACGAGCGGGCTATGCCTGCTACTGCAATTTCTCTACCTACCCGTACTCTTGCTCGTCAGTTTGGCGGAACAGTACAGCAAGCAATTCTTAAGCGAGCTGGCGATACAACAGTAGCCAACGAGCGCAACCTGCTATTGCCAAAGGCTATGCCTGTGCTCGATGAGCAAGGCAATCAGGTTTACAAGACCGTTACCAAAGATGGCGTAGACACTCAAGTCCCACAAATGAAAATGCAATGGGGCGGGTTGTATACTAAGAACGCAGATACTTGGAATGGTTGGAACGCTCTTGCTGGCAAGATCCGTACCTTTACCGGTTACAAGGCTCTGACAATCAACAAGAAGTTGCTTGAGCAATCAGGAGAGAAGTTTAACTTTGATGACCACGGTGCTGGTACTGCTCTGTATAACATGTTCTATTACGCCATGCCACGTGATGTTGCATTGGAAAAAGCATCTGCAATTATGGCTGCGCCTACTGAAGGTGCAAAGCAAGCGCTTTACGCTCAAGGCGTTAAGGAAGTAATTAAGGCTGCTGGCTTGCCGGATGACAGCAACATTGTGGATCGTGTTATGTCCCACGCTCAACGCATCACCACAGGTGGTATGCGCAACAGCGGTAACTACGGCAACGACACAGATGGCAATGTGCTAGGCACAATTGCTCCTAAGCAGAACTACACCGTAGATGGCGTAGATGCTATTCCCAACGATGAATTTGAAGCAGCACTGTGGGCATACCAACGCGGTGCTAACGCATTTATCAACTTCAAAGAGTTGCGCAACGCTATGCGCCAAACAACAGTACACGGCATGATGTACTCAAAGGCTGACGATTTTTGGTCTTATTACACCGACAAAATCTTTGCACCACTTAGCCTTTTCACAACAGGCTTTGGTCTTCGCGTAGCCGGTTCTGAAGCACTACACCAAGTTATCCGTAATGGTCTTGGTTCATACATCGGTGACCGCATTGCGTTCAGCGGTGCTAAATACAAGTTTAAGAACATGTCTGCCGATGAGTTGGCTGCTGCTAGAGAGCGTCTAGCCATGAAGGGTACGCCTGCTGCGCAGGCTCTTGCCGATCATGCTGCTCAGATGTTGACAGATGAAGACCATGCTGGTCTTGTTGAAAACCCAGATAAGGCGATCAACGAAAACTCAATCACAAAGATGATTGATGAGAAGAACGATGTAGCAGATCAGCTGCAAGCGGTTGCGGATAAAAACCCATTGGTTAAGCAGATCGCTGCTGCCCGTGGCTTGATCCGCCCATTTGGCTATATCTCAAGCAAGGTTGCTCCTTACCTTCCTAGCAACAAGCTAGATGTTATGTTGGACTGGTTGGTCCACATGCACGGTTTGAGCATCCCAGCTGGCGTTGCATCAGATCACTTGGCTCACTACTCACTCAATGCTGCAGAACGCGCATCACAGTTTGCAGAGCAATACGGTCATGGCGCTACAGGTATGGATGACATTACATCCCTTACCGGTCAAGATCCTCATTACCACATTTACTGGGCGCAGAATTTGTCCAAGTTGCGTAACGAGAAGATGGCTCAAGATATTGCAAATGATTATTTGCGTCTATCAAAAGACCCACAATTCCAAGCATTGTCTAACCAAGATAAATGGGCGCAAGTTCAGCAACTCCATCAGGCTCGCATTGAAAATCCTAAGAACTATGCAGATCTACGCGACACAATGGTTGGTCTACGCAACGGCGATCCTGCTTCGTTCTCAAGCAACCAAGTCAAGGCTTTTGCCGGACTTGTGCAAGGTAAAGATGGAACTATCCACGACAACCTTATTCAGAACATTGCAGATGGCATGCCTACAAAGGCTGTCGATCTAAAGCAAATTCCTGCTATCCAAAGCCCGCTCAAGGTTCTTGGTCGTGAGCCACGCAACACTTACGACAATCCGCTACAGCGTGTTATCCAGATGGGTTATCGCACATTTATCAATCCAGTAATGGATGGCATTTCACGTGAGCCTATCTTTGGTCATTACCTATATGAAAATTACCGCAGCCTGCAACCATTGCTAGATTCTGGCAAGATTAGCAAGGCAGAGGCTTTGCAGTTTGCGGGTCAAAAGGCAGTTATCAACATGGTGCCTTTGATCCACAACCCTGCTTTGCGTAGCCAGTTCTCAGTTCTATCTCGTAACTTGCTACCGTTCTACTTTGCTCAAGAGCAGGCTATTAAGCGTTATGGTCGCTTGGCTTATCAAGCCCCACAGGCGTTTCGTGACTTTCAGATGATTAACCATGGCATTAACAACCCTGGCTTTGTTCACACCGATTCAAGCGGTAACAAGTACATGGTTTATCCGCTCATTGGTGAGTTTGGCAATGCCGCTGTACGCGGTCTAAATGCCCTTGGCATTAGTTCATTTGATGGCTTGCCAGAGTCTGTTACCGGCAATGTCAACTCACTTGCCTCAGTTTTGCCAGAAGCAAAAATGCCAGGACTTAACCCATTGGCAACCATCCCACTTGGCGCATTGTCTAATCACTTCCCATGGGCAAGCAAGATTACAAATGTAGCCACAGGTGGTTATCCTGCTAGCAACTGGCTAGATGCAATTCTGCCTAACTCAGCCATGCGTGACATTTTCAACGGCATGATGATGGATGACAAGGAAAGCAGCGTTCACAACGCCATCCTTTCAGCCATTGCCGCTGCTTACTACCATGGCGATTTGCCAGATAACTTCTCGTCCTTGCCTGCTTCGGTTCAACAGCAGTACATGGATCGTATCGACAACAACGCTCGAACAAACTTGTTCATGAAGGGCATTTTGTCGTTCTTCCTACCGCTTGCTCCGAATGTCAGCAACGACTATTACGACAAGAACTTGCAAAGCCTACGCTCTGAATTTCAAAGCCTGCAAAGCCAGATCAATCCAGATACAGGCAAGCAGTACACATTGCCAGAGGCAACCAGCAAGTTCCTTGCTGAGCATGGTAGCCGTGCAGTTTCCTACACCGCTTACACAACCCAGACTGGCACCTCTGGTGCCGATCTGCCATTAAACGATCAGACCCTTACTTGGTTAAACCAAAACGGCGATTTGATGAACAAGTACAAGTTTGGTGCTGCTTATCTCATCCCACAGACCAAAGCTGGGGCAGATGCTTTGCAGGTTGAAAATGATTTGCTGACAAAGCAACTTCGCTCAAAAGATACACCACAAGATTTTCTTGATTCTGTGTATATTCAAGCAGGTTGGGCAGAGGTAGCGCCAATGTACAACGCTTACCAGACTGCGCTTAAGCAAGCCCGTGATAGCGGCAACCGTCAGGCTGTATACCAATACACTCAAGAGTGGAATAACTACGCTTCAACGGTAGCTGCGCATAACCCAACATGGTATGCAGATTATCAAAACCCAAGCCGCAAAAATATGGCTAGCCAATCGCTAGCAGATTTTGAGGCTATGGATAAGGCTGGCAAGTTGACTGGTCCACAGGCTCAAGGCATTAAGTCTTTGATGACCGAGTATCAGGCTTATCATCAACTTCTACTTAACAACACAATTACCGTTGGCGGTATAACAAAGCACACTGCTGAGTACTCAAATATCCAGAACGAATGGTTTAATTACCTAACCGCTCTCGAGGCAAACCCAGCAACTGCAAATTTAACAAATGTAATTAACGGCGTATTTAAGAGGGTGAGTTAATGTCTGGTAGCACTGGTTCAGCTGGTACATCTGGTTCTGGCAATACAGGAGCAACAGGTTCAGCTGCTGCTGCCTTGGCGGCATTTGATTCAAACGCCAACAGCCCTTACTTCACTCCTTCAACTTACAAAGTAAGTCAACTTACTCAAACATCACAGCCTGACATTACTTCTCTTGTAAACAGTGCTATGCTTAACCTTGTAGGTCGTGCTGCTACACCGCAAGAAATTGCCACATATGGCACAGAACTTCTTGCTGCCGAAAAAGCCAATACTGGGCTTGAAAGCACACAAACCACCTACCAATCTAGCGGTGCTGGATATGGCAAGAAGGGTGCAACCACTGGTCAAACATTATCAACCGGCGTTGACCCAACGGCATTTATCGAAAACTTGATCCGAGGTACAGCAGATGCTCGCGTATATCAAGCAGCAACTCAATACATGCAAGCAATCCAAGAGTCTAATAACAAGTATAAGGGTGGGTTTTAATGGCTAATCAAATACCTGCTGGTTATTTAGACGCTAGAGATTTTTACATTTGGGCGCAGGAACAAGCCAAGAGGCACGGCGCAAAAAGTGAAATTTCTGAATGGAGCAGCGTAAGCAGCCCATACATCATTAAAGATTTTAACACCTGGGGCGATGTTCTTGCTGCTGCTCAATCACAATTTGAGCCATATAAGCAATACACCGCTCAAGATCCAAAGTATGCTTCATTGGAAGCGCAGGCATTGGGCCAGAACAACACTGGCTCAACAGGATCAACAGGTTCTGCACAAGCCATTGACCCAAATCAACTACCTCAAACTTTGCGTCAATTGCAAAATCAATTGCTTCAAGCCAAGGGAAATGTAGACAACGCCCAGCTTGAAATGAATAACTCCACCCCAGGCTCACCTGCGTACAACAAGGCAAAATCAGATTTTGACGCAGCTGTTGCACAGCGCGATTCTTTGCAAGCACAAATTCAAGCAGATCAAACATCTGCGCAAAACGCAGCTACTGCTAAGCAGGCTCAGGCAGACGAAGCAACCGCCAATCAGCGCGTAAAAGATTTACAGAACCAACGCCAACGCGCTCAAGATCAAGGCTTGCCTACCGCAGGCATTGATGCAGAAATTGCAGCAGAACGAGCAAAGGCTGCAGCCGCTCAAAAGGCTATTCAAGCCAATACACCAGCGCCTGCACCTACTGGACCATCTGGAGCGACAGGAGCGCCTACAGGGCCTTCTGGAGCCGCTATAAAGCCATCTGGACCATCTGGCGCAGCAGTTAAACCTACAGGTCCTAGCGGTGCTGCAGGTAAGCCACCAGTGGCTACTGGTGGTACAGCCCCAACTGGCGCAGGCAACAAGCCTGCTGCTACTGGTGGATCAGCAGGCGGTACTGGTGGCGGTACAGCAGGTGGTGGAACATCGGGAACTTACTCTGGCAACCGCATGCCATCAGGTGCCGTAGGCATTAACGGTGCTGGTCAATGGGTGGATGCTAACGGCAAAGTTCTTGGCACACTGCAATCTTCAAACATTTCACAGGCACCTAAAGGTGCTGTAGCAATTAGCAGTGGCAACTGGGTAGACGCTAACGGTAAGATCCTCGGATCTGCCGCTGTTCCAGATGGTGCTAACGCAAACGCATATCAGCAATTTATTAAGCAATATCCTTCTGAAGCAGCGATTATCAATTCAGATAACACGCTTAAGAAGATGTTTACAGATGCGATTAACGCCCCTGGCGCCGCGCTATCCAACCAAGATTTTCAAGCGCTTTACGAGAACAGCAACTATTACAAAAACTCGTACAGTTCTTACCTACAAGCTGAACAAGCCCGCCTTGCAGACCCTGGTTCATATGCTCAGCAGTACAATCAAGCATTGCAAGATATTAAGAACTATGCTGCTCAAGCCGGTATTTCTTTAGACCCAAATGCTTTGGGTCAACCGCTTGAATTAAACCCAGCAAACACAACAAACCCATTGGCTACACACGCCTTCAACGGCAATACGCCAAACATTGTTGATGACATTTTGCACAAGTATTGGGACACAGGTTCTGGTAACCAGCAAGCAATTACCCAGTACCTTGCAACCAAAGGCACAATTGATCCAACCATCATGGGCGGTCAGGCTCAAACCGATACACAGACTATTAAGGGCTGGATGCAGGATTACGGTCTAAGCAACCTTGGCGACACATATGTAAACAACTATGTCAAGCAGATCGAAGAAGGTGGCTTGGCTGGCGGTACGCCAATTGACCTTAACTATGTCAAGCAAGACTTGATTAACAAGGCAACCGCTTTATATCCAACAATGGCAAAGCAACTTCAGGCTGGTCAAACAGTTACCGGTGAAGCAGGTCAGTACATTAGCGCACTTCAAAATACCCTTGAATTAACGCCAGATCAGATTGACCTTTCAGATCCTAACCCAACCAGCTACGGAGCAATGGTTCGCAACGCTGCTCAAACAGGCATGTCAATTGATGCTTTCACAAAACAAGCCATGAACAACCCACGCTGGAACCAAACTCAAGGAGCCAAGCAGGGCTTGTCAAGTTTCGGTACATCACTATTGAACGCCTTTGGCGTAAACCCACTAGGATAAGGGAGGGCGATCAATGGCTAAACTTTCACAAGCGCAAGTAGATTTTGCTAATGAGTTTTCATCTCAAACAACCGCACCAGCAGCGCCTGCTGCACCCGCTGCGGCAACACCAGCAGCAGCAACAAATAATACTTACGCAACTAACCCAAACACGGGCTATGTTGAGGGCGGTTCACAACCAGCGGTAAGCGCAACCAACCCTGCCGCTGCGTCAGCAGCCGGCATTGCTGCTGAAAATGCACAGTTGCAAAGCCTAGTCAAGGGATTGCAAACTCCACAACAGGTTGCAACGGCCATTGGCGGAACGGTCGTCAACGGTCAGGTTGTAGCACCGCCAAGTGGTAATACATCTGGTGGATCAAGCGGAACATTAACGCCAGGAACAGCACAAACAGATGCAACCCTTGCGTTTATGCAACAGTTGTCACAGGGCATTACTGGCTTGCCAGCAGACTTTGGTAGCCTCGTAGCAACGCTTTACAAGAATGTGTCTACAGATCCATCGGTTATCGCTCAGTTGCTTCAAAACCCAAGCGGTTACACCAGCAATGACCCAACGGTTACCGCTGCTTTGCAAGCAGCAAGTTCAGCATGGCAAACCCGCTTTGCGGGTAATACAGCCCGTCAAGCCGCTGGCCTTAACCCACTTACAGTTTCACAGTACATCTCAGCAGAGCAGGCTTACAAGCAAGTTGCAGCCCGTGCTGGTCTACCAGCCAGCTTTATGACAACTGATTATCTTGGCAAGTTGATCGCCGCTGACGTTGCACCAAATGAAATGAACGATCGCGTAAACGCTGCCATGACAGCAATTACCAACACAGATCCTTTTGTTACGCAACAGTTACAACAGAACTTTGGTCTTACCACTGGCGATATGGTTGCCCATCTGCTTGACCCTGCTACCTCTGCCGAGGTTATCCAGCAGAAGGTTAATGCGTCGCAACTACAGGGCGAAGCAGGTCGTGAGAACCTTGCCCTTAACCAGCAGAACGCCATGACTCTTGCTGCGCAAGGCGTAAGCCAAGCACAGGCTCAAGCCGCTTACCAGAACATTGGTACACAGATTGGTCAAACACAGACCTTGGCCAACATGTACGGCATGCAACCATCACAGGTAGGTAACGAACTTCTTGCCGCCCAGACTGGCGCTAACATCAATGGCATGACCGCTGCGCAAGCAACGCTCAACCTACAGCGCCTACAGCAACAAGAAGTTAATCAGTTCTCTGGTTCTTCTGGCGCATCAAAGGGCAGCCTCTACAGCGAGCAAGAAGGCGTTTCCTAACAATTAACTTCCACACGGACTGACCAGCATCCGGCGTGTGTAACACAGACTGGTAGTAGGAGCTAACACCTCTTCCCCTGGAGAATGTTATGGCCTGCGATCAACCAAAGAGAAAAGGGAGTGCCACATGGCAAACCAATACGACGAAGATGAAGACGACCTAGACCTACTTGATACTAACGATCAAAATGGTCCGGCAAACCTACGCAAGGCTTTGAAAAAGGCTGAGCGTGAAAAGAAGGAACTGGCTGAACAGCTAGCAACCATCCAGGCTGACCTTCGTGGTCGTTCTGTCAAAGAAGTGTTGGAACAGAAGGGCGTATCTAACAAGATCGCCAAGTTCATTCCTGGCGACGTAAGTACGCCTGAACAGATTGATGCATGGCTTAGCGAGAACGCTGATGTGTTCGGCTTTGCTGTACCTGAATCTGCTCCGTCCGATGAACCATCTCCGAATGTCCGTGAAACTCAGCGTATCAATGCTGCTCTTCAAAACGCAAATACCCCGTCTCGAGATGCAGATACTGCCTCGAAACTGGCTGGCGTTAAATCCAGAGAAGAACTTGACATGCTTGTTTTTGGACAAAAGATCACTGGTCGCGGACGTTAATCAAACCCATTCGCACATTAACCCTATAGAAAGTAGGTGACACAAATGGCAAATCAATATACAGACTCGATCGGTTCTACCTCTGGTATTCCAGGATTAGTACAAACCGCTTATGATCGCTATGTAGAGTTTGCTCTCCGTGCTGTCCCACTTATCCGCGACGTTGCAGATAAGCGCCCAGTACAACAGGCTATGCCTGGTTCATCTGTTGTATTCCAGATCTACACAGATATGTCAGCTGTTACTTCTTCACTCTCAGAAGACGTTGATCCAGATGCTGTAGCTCTTGGTAACACAACACCAATCACCGTTTCACTCCTTGAATACGGTAACGCTTCTCTTGCTACTCGTAAGCTCGAGTTGTTCTCACTCTCAGATGTAGACCCAGCTATTGCAGACATTATTGCCTTCAACATGGCTGACTCTCTTGACACAGTTGTTCTCAACACACTCGTTGGTGGACCAAACGCTATTGCTGAACTTACAGGTGGATCAACCGCCCCAGTTTCAACATATGCTGGCACATACACCAACGGAACAACACAAGCATCTATCGATGGAACATCAGTCATTCGCTCACGCGACATTCGTACTGCTGTTGCTAAGCTACGTGCTAACAAGGCTGTCCCACGTCAGGGAGAATACTACTGGTGTGGTATTCACCCAGAAGTTTCATTCGACCTTCGCTCCGAAACTGGCGCAGGCGGATGGCGTGATGACCACAAGTATGCCGAGAACGGTGCATCTGAGTTTTGGCCAGGCACCATCGGCACATACGAAGGTGCTATGTTCGTAGAGTCACCACGTCTCTACAACACAACTGACGGT